TCCGGCTCGTCACCCGCAAGGACATCGACCAGGCGAGGGCGCAGGGCGGGAAGAACTCCCCCGCGTGGCGCGACCATTTCGCGGCCATGGCCATCAAGACGGCCATCAAGCGCCTTTCCCAGTGGCTTCCGCAGACCAAGATGGACGAGGCTTTTGCCGCCGAGGACAGGTACGCCGTCCAGCAGGAAGCTCCCGCAGAAGCCCCGCAGTCAGGTCTCTCCCTTGAGGCCATGAACGCGATGATGCAGGCGGGGCAAGGCGTAGTCGAGGCCCCGCAGGAAGCTCCCGCAGTCGAGCAGGCACAAGCGCCCCAGCCGGAGCCCATTCCCGAATCCGTCAAGCAACGCTTCCCGCTGTCGGCTGCCAAGTCCACCATCCCAGTGGGCGAGGACGAAGCGCCAGCGCCGAAGCAGGAAGAGCGCCCACAGGCTTTCCGTCCCGCGCAGGAGGCCCAGACGGCACCCAAGATGCCTGAGCCGGAAGCGCCTGCGCAGATTGACGTGGCCAACGCAGAAGATGCGTTCCAGGACTTCCTGGCCGACAACGACATCCCCGAAGGCCCCGCCCGCCAGTACGTCGGCGACATGGTGAGGGACGGCAGAGCGCCGGACGTTGCAACGGCGAAGGTCATGTTCATCACGCAGAACCTGCACATGGATCTGGCAGTTTAGCAATGGAAGGGGGCGCTCGGTGACGGGCGCTCCTTTTTTGATGAGGCAGACATGTCGAACAGAGCTTTGGATAGCAAGTATGCAAAGTGGGCTAAAGAAGTAAAAGAGCGGTTTGGATGGCGCTGCGCTTTATGCGGGAGCCGTGACGGCGTGGTAGCTCACCACATCGTTCCATATGCAGTAGATGAAGCAAACAGGCTAAATCCTGACAATGGAATCGCTCTTTGCGAAAGGCATCACAAAGCGGCGCACGAATCGTCAAACGTATGTAACAAAGGCAGAGCAAAGGCGAACAAAATAGACGATGAAATAATAGATAGCATAATTGGCATGTATTTTCATTCGCTTGACGATGAACGGTTTGTTGTAAACCAAGGACGGATTATCGGCAAAGAAAACGAGTTTTATATTGTTCAACTGTTTGATTGGGTCATAGGCGCAGATTCAACAATAGAAACAAGATGTGTTAACGATTTTTTGCGCCAAGGTAAAATTAACTTGTATAAAACAAGTGAAGATATGAATTTTTGGTATGAATATAAAGCTAGAAAAGATTATGAGAACAGAGGCAAAGCAAAAAAAAGCGAGGCTACTGAACAAGAACTTAAATTTTTAACAATAGACGAACTGATAGAAAAAGAAAAAATTTGAAAAAAAGGGAACAGATGCAGGTTAGGTGTTTTTGGAGGATGGCAAGGAGCGCCAACTGGTGAACATAAGATAAGGGAGGGTATATGTGGGCGCACGAAATAATAGAAGGCATAAGCTGGTATAAAAAGACAAAGATTCAAGATAGCAAACTTGAAAGTCTTCACTTTTACGCAATAGAAAGCCTAGTTAAGTCAGCCCCCACATTCTTTTTTGGAGAACATCAAGAGTCGCTAAAACCAACGCTCGATAAATATAACGGCGTATGCCAGAAGAGCTTCCCATTTCATGTTCCATACAATGCGTGTGTCTTTGAATATACTTACAAAGAAAGTTATGGGCAAGATGTTGCCGGATGGACACAAGAGCCATCTACGAAAAGAGCTGTACTGATTGTAAATACACCTGTAAAACAAATATTTTATAGTCTTTACTATACAAACGACACTTCTGTATGGAATATTTGTCCAGTGCGACTTGTAAGCTATGGGGATGAAGGTTGGGGTTTTGGTTTTGAAAGCATTTTCCCAAGCATGGATAATATTTTTGGAGAGGAGCGCATAAACCACTATGTTCAGGAAATGAAAGACGAAATGAACGTAGCGGTGGTTATGCTTGATATAATCAACTGCCAGAATATTATATTGAAAGATGTGATTCCTCCAGAAAAACTCAACCGCAAGCGCATCCGCAACGGAAAGCTCCCGCTCTACAGCTATAAGATTTTGGAAGTGGTCAAGGGTAAGCCGAAGACGAAGAACGCCGGAAGCGTTCCATGGGACTACAAAAGCCCCGAGGCTGTGCGCTTCCATCTCTGCCGAGGCCATTTCAAGACCTACACCGAAGACAGCAAGCTCTTCGGCAAGTACACTGGCACGTTCTGGTGGAATCCGCAGTCGCGTGGCGACAGGAGTAAGGGCGTTGTCGAAAAGGAGTACAGCGTCAAAGTCGATGGAGGCTTGGCCATATGAAGTGGACTCGCAAGACACCCACGCAGGCAGGCTGGTACTGGTCGAAGTTCATCCCCTACGGCAAAAAGCGCGAGGCGGCTATAGTTGTCCTGCGCGTTGTCCGCAACGGAAGCAAGAAACTCCGCGTGAACAACCAGAGCCTTGAGTCGATATGCCAGTATGGGGAACGGCTCTGGGCTGGCCCACTGGAACCGCCCAACGCCAGCGCAGTCGAGGACTAGCTTTCCGCTCCCGCGGCCGTGGAGGCCTGCGCTCAACATGGGCGGCGCAGGCGTGGTGCAACGGCGAAACGGGCCGTCTGAACCCTTCGGCCCGCCCGACCGCAGGCGGGATACCCTGCGGAAAACTTCCCGCCCTGAGAAGGCATCTCGGCCCCATGCGCTGGGCATGGACCTGCCGGGCTATCCAAAAGTCCTGTTGATGTGAACCCGCCTTCTCGGGGCGGCACCGATTAAGGAGGTGCCATGGCCACAAGCAAAGTCCCCGCGTCCCGCCAGCACCGCGACTGCGTGCTGGGCGTGAGCTTCCTCATCAGCACCATCGACTACTGGCCGAGCTGGCGGGGCAGGCTCCCGTCCGTAGACCAGTGCCTGCCCCTGCTCCAGAAGATCCACCACTCGCTTGAGGTCGAGCGCATACCCGAAGGCGAGGCCCGTGACATCGGACGCGCCTGCGATGCGGCGGCAGACTTCGGCGCTGCATACGACAGCGAGGACTCCCGCGAGACTCAGTACCGAGGTTGGCTCCGCATGTGGTTCATGGGCGTGATGGCATTCGAGGACGCATACCGCTTGAGCGATGCGTGGGTTCGGCCGTTCCGCGACCTCTGGGACAAGGCTTCCGAGGCCATACAGAAGGCCAGCAGGGGTCTAGCCAAGGCCCACCCGCAGGAGGCGATTGACGGAGAGCGCATCTGGTGCGCTCACGCGTCGCCATATCACCACGAAGAACTGGAGGAATGGATCGCCAATGGATAGAGAAGAACGAGACATCATAGAGGGCATCGCCACCGAATTGCACGGCATCCGCACGTCCCTTGAGGCGCTGGTCGCCATCGCGTCCGCGCCGGAGGAAGAAGCCGAGGCCAAGCCCCAGCCCGTCATCATGGATATGGGGCTGGATGCGCTCTTCGTGAGCAGACGCGCCGAGAACTGCCTCCGCACGGCGGGGTGCAGAACCATCGCGGACGTGGCCAGAAAGTCGGCGCAGTCCCTCGCCTGCACCCGTGGAGTCGGCGCGGGCGTCCTGCAGGAGGTCAGGACGGCGATGGGGCGTTTGGGATTGAGATTGGCGGGAGACTGAGATGGCGAAGCTCCGCTATATCAGCCTGTTCTCCGGCATCGAGGCGTGGAGCTGCGCCGTGGCGGGGATGCCGGAGTACGAGGCGGTCGCGTTCTCGGAGATTGATCCCTTCGCCTGCGCCGTGCTGGCTCATCATTACCCTGGGGTGCCGAACCTCGGGGACGTCACAAAAGTCGATTGGGAGGCCTATCATGGACTTGCTGACATTATTGTCGGAGGCAGCCCCTGTCAGGGCTTCAGCCAGGCCGGATACAGAAAAGGCCTCCGAGACTCCAGATCTAGCCTTGCACTCGCGTATGTGCAGGCTGTTGAGCGCGTTCAGCCGCGATGGCTCCTCTGGGAGAACGTGCCAGGGGTACTGTCCACAAACGACGGGGAGGATTTCCGATGCTTCCTCGCCGCGCTTGATGACCTCGGGTTTGGTCTGGCATGGGCGGTTCTGGACAGCCAGTGGTTTGGAGTGGCGCAAAGGCGGCGCCGCGTGTTCGTTGTCGGACATCTTGGAAGCTGGGAGCCTGCCGCGCAGGTACTATTTGAGCGCTCGTGCCTGCAGAGGAATCCTCCGCCGCGCCGAAAAGCGGGGCAAGGAGATTCCCGAGGCGCTGAAGCGGGCGCTGGAAACGGTCGCCTCGCAGGAACCCTCTGCGCCAGCGGAGCCGGACTAGACAGGCCCAGCGCATCGGGGAACCAGCTCGACTACTGCGTGGTGGACAGCCCCGCCTATGCCGTGAGGACGGCCCAGACGGGAGCCAACGGCATCGGCATCGCAGAAGACTCCGCGCATACGCTGGACGGCGCAGGAGTTCAGGCCGTGGCAGTCGAGAGAGAGAGAGAGAGAGAGAGACGGTAGCCTGCGAAACGGTGTCGGGAGCGCTTTGCGCGAGGGACTACAAAAGCGTGACGTCCACGATAGACGGGAAGCTCATCGCGGTACGGCGTCCGGCAAGCAGACGTTCCCCACGCTGACCTCCTGCATGGGGAGCAAGCTCTGGCTCGGCAACCAGGAAGCCTTCAGCGGAGACTATTTCATAAAGGAGCCAAGATGAAATGCTGGCCTTTGGACTTGCGCCACCTGCAGCGCGACAGCGACTTCTCCGCGGGGTTCGGCAAAAACGGCGACCCCGCCTATACGCTGACATCGGCGCAGACGGGCGGCGGGAACATCCCCGCCGTGGCAACGGCAGAGGTCTTTCCCCTCGACCTCCGCAACGCGCTCCGTGATGCCGACCGCGAGGGCTGGACGGGCGTAGGCTTTGGCGAGGCCGGAGACCCGGCAAACACCGTGACGCAGGGAGCTATCCCTGCTGTAGCTGCTATTATCGAGAGAGAGAGAGAGAGAGAGAGAGAGAGGAAATGGACGAACCGCAGTACGTTGTGCGTAGGATAACGCCCGTGGAAGCGGAGCGTCTGCAGGGCTTTCCTGACGGATGGACCGACATTGAATACAACGGCAGACCAGCACCCGACACGTTGAGGTACAAGGCTTTGGGGAACAGCATGACTTGTACCGTCATGCGCTGGCTTGCTGAAAGGATATTGGAGGCAGACAAGAATGGAGATTAAACTTCTGGAAGGCCCGATGGGCTTAGATAGCGCCCTCGCAGGGTTGGGCCTCAACTATTACCTCACGTCCAGTTACGAGCGCTGGCAGGACGTGCCCACCGAGGAGCAGGAGCGCATCAAGCGCGTAGCCTGCAGGCTGGCACCCAAGGGCAACGGCGAAAACAAGTTTCTCAGGGCCATCCACTATTCTTGGCTCATCCGCGCCCCGCGTTTCTGGTGGCAGGAGATGGACACCTACAAGGTCGGCACCGTGACCCAGAGCGAGAGCACGATGCGGGTGCTGGCGATGGGCCGGAGCTTCGAGCCTCGCGACTTCGAAGGCGATATTGACCCTTGGGTGCTTCAGAAGCTCAACATCCTGCTGGACTGCCTCAGGGCCAATCCGAAGGCCACCGACCTGCTCCTGCAGATCAAGGGCCGACTGCCGGAGTCCTTCCTGCAGAGGCGCGTGTGGTCGTGTTCCTTGGCCGTGATGCAGAACGTGCATCGCCAACGCCGAAATCACCGGCTCCCGATGTGGCATACGGTCTGCGATGCGTTTGTCGAGGCAACGCCGGATTGGTTGCGGGAGGCCGTCTACAATGGCTGAACTCCGCTTCCGCAAGGGCCAGATTGTCGCTGTCCGGCAGGAAGAGCAGGACCGCTGGGTGCCAGCCGCCTATCAAGCAACAGTCGAAGACGACTATGATCGAAGGTTCAAGGCTAGGCGTATTGGCTACGCCACGTTCGGCGTTCGCTGGCGCTACTGCGTTCCGGCGCAGGAAGTCTGGCCGTGGATGGAAAAGCTGCGGGCAAGAATCGTAATCGAGGAGAAAGAGCCATATGACTGAGACAGGCGAAGCTACCGCGAAGGCCATCCGCTGCAGACGAGCCATGTGGGGAGGCCAGCCTTGCAACCCCAAAGGCGGTTGTCCTTTCGGCAGGAAGCCCCCGCAGAAGCCGTCAGAGATGCACTGCGAGGACGTGACGCCGGAGATGTGGGCAGATGCAATGCAGAGCAAACGCCTCGCGCAGAGCCTCAAAAGCCTCGTTTTCTTCATCGGCGGCACCCATGTCGCGGGATGGGTCGAGGAAGCCGAAAGGGCCGCAAAGGAAGGGAAGGTGGTGAGATATGAGTAAATTCCGAAGAGGACAGATTGTAGTAGTAAATTCTCCTGAAGAAGATGATCGGCAATGGCATCTCCGAATCTTCAAGGAAAAAAGACCAGACGGGCATTTCGTTGTTGGAGGTGACAGAGGAGAAGAGGCATACCAGCTTTGCTTTCCAGCCGAGGAAATTTGGCCCAACATCTTTCTCGCGGTCGAAAGGGAAATCGCAGAGGCTCTTAGAAACGAACGCGACCTGCATTACCGCCAGATCCATTGGCTCTGCGAACAGCTGCAGGCCATAGGCGACCGCAACGGCAGTCAGGAATGCCCGCCCAGTCCGCATCAAGACTGCAGGCGGGGAAGCTGTGCCGAGTGCTGGGAGGTCGCAAGCCTTAAGGCCGTGGAGGGCGAATCATGCCCGTGAGGAAAGTCCCGCGCTGGGACGATGATCCCGCCAATGGGACGCCGGAGTGCGTCCTGCACTGGAGCGGAGCGCATCAGGCATGGCGGTTCCGCTTGTGGCTGGGGCATCCCGACCGCCTACGGGTCGAGCAGGACGGCGGGAAGTGGTGGCTGGTGGACTTGTGGACAGGCGAGCGCCAGAGGCTCAGGCAGGGCCAGATGGTGGTCGTGGAGCGCGGAGGAAGGGCGGTAGTGATATGATGACAGAGCAAGAGAGAGCCGAGCTGGAGCAGGCCGCGAAGCCCCAGCGGTGGGGAAGCAAGGAGCGCGTGGCGCTAGTAGCGGAAGTATTGAGGCAGAGACGCATAGTCGAATGCCTTGTGCGTGTCCTCGTGGAGTTCTACGGGGAATGTCCGCCGGACAAGCACGCAGGAGAGGAATGCAAGCAGAGCGCCGGATGCCTTTCGTGCTGGGTGCTTTGGGCCGAGCAGGCCGTTGAAGACGAAATTTCGCCCAAGGGGTAGGCCCAAGGGCGGGCCTCCGCAGGGAACCCTTAACCATCGGAATGAAAGTCGACCCTGCGGAGGCTCTTCAGATTCGGGAGGCGGTCTCCCGAAAGGCGCGAGAACAGCAGCCGCGCCGTGGAAGCTGGCCCCTGCCGTCTAGGTGAAGGCCCAGGACGGCGGGGGCCGTCAAAGGAGGTGAGGCGATGACTGCCGAGGAAAAGCTGGCCGAGGTGCGCCGTCTGGACTTGGAGATTCTTGAGCACCAGAAGGCCGTAGAAGAGCTCACGCGCCAGCGTCTGGAGATTCTGGAAGTTGGCCCCCGTAGACCCGACCGCAGATCTGTCCTATCAAGGGAGGGCAGGCAGCGGTTCCTCCAGCAGTGCGGGAGCACCAGCAAGAGGAGTCAGCAACCATGAGCGTCTATCAGCGAGGAGACGGACGGTGGGTGTGCAAGGTCAAGGACACATCCAGACGCCCGCACAGGTGGGTTCAAAGGACATTTAAGACACGCGAGGAGGCAGAGGAGCATGAAGACCAGGAAAAGCAGGATGCGCGGGAAAGCTCCCGCCTGACGGTGTATGAGGCCGTGGGTCTCTATTTGAATGACCGCCAGCTTTCCGAAAGCACCCGCCAGCACTACCGCTGGCTGGTCGGCGGGGCGCGGGAAAACCAGCCGAGGGCAAGACAGAGGGTCGGCTATGCAGAGTGCATCGCAGAACGGTATGTGGACAGCCTCGACCGCAGGGATCTCAATGAGGTGCGCGACTGCGCCCGTGCCGGAGGTGCCAGCCCCGCTGGCGTCAACTACTGGACGGGCCTGCTTTCAGCGGCTTTCAACTACCTCGTGCAGGAAGGCCTCGCGACAGTCAATCCATGGGCGCGGTTCCGGCCACTGCAGGCCAGCCACGGCACGAGGGCGGGGACGCTGGAGCAGTTCCAAAAGCTCTATCCGCATCTCCCCGCATGGATGCAGTGGGCTTGCAGAACGGCTCTCGCCCTGTGCCTTCGCCCTGGCATCGTGGAGCTGTTCCGGCTCAAGTGGTCGGCATTCGACTTCGGGCATGGCGCTGTGACGGTGCTCATGGGCAAGGTCGGAAGGGTGAAAACCGTCTTCCCGCCTGCCGAGTATCTGTCCGAAGCGTGGAGCCGCTTCTGTCTGGACGGGCAGGACAGGGAGCAGTACGTCTGCCGGAACTCACGGGGCGGGGCCGTCCATGAATACCAGGAGGTGCTGGCGAAGGCCCGCAGGAAGGCTGGCGTAGGCCGTTTCTCATTCTACGCCCTGCGCCACATCGCCGCCACGCAGATGATAGCCGCAGGAGCAGACGTTGCGGCCGTTGCGGCGAATCTGGGGCATTCCAGCCCCGCCATCACGCTCCAGCACTACGCTCATGCCCTCCCCAGCGCCCAGAGGGCGGCCAGCGACATGCTTGGTGCAGTTTGGTGCGGCATGGCCCTGCCGAAGCCAGAAGAATCAGGCAGTTAGCGTAAAAACCGCTTCTGCAGGTCGAAGGAGCAGGAATCCCGTAAATTCAACACATTAACCCCGCTTCTGCACCACGCCTGCACCACGGCTGCACCACAGCCCCAGAGCAGGCCGGAACCGCCCCTGCATCTCGCCTCGCCTACCACGGCGGGGCGCTTTTTTTGTGCCTCAAGTTGTTTTTGTATGGTTTTTCGTTGACAAAAACTAAGGGATGGGCGTATGGTTAACTCAACAAAGGGGAACAGCCCCGAGGAGGACACCATGAGCCAGACCATCACCATGATTTCACCCGCCACCCGCCCCGTCCGCAACATCAACGAGGCGCTTGGCGACCCCATAGTCTTCGAGAGCCTTGAAGCCATGCAGGCCGAGGTTGAGCGCCTCGGCTACATGCCCGAGGACGGCCTGCAGGAAGGCCGCGACTACGAGAAGGCTAGCGAGGAGGACGTTGACCTTCTCGTTTACGCCCGCGTCCCCGCCGTCTACATGTTCCCCCAGACGGGGAGCACCGACACGTTGGAGGGCTGGAAGGCTACCTGCGCCGACAACGGCGAAGAGTTTGACGAGAGCGACTTCGTGGAAGTCTGCTCCATGACCCCGCCGTCCTTGAACGGAGTTAGCCTGTCCGACTGCTACCCTGACGGGTGGATGGAGATCTCGCGCATCTCCGATGTCATGGACACGGAACTCCGCGAACGCGTCCATGACGAGTCGCACTGGCTCCACAAGGAAGGGCTGGGCTGGATGAGCGACCAGGCGTTTCTGACTCGCTACGCCCGCCTGCACGCTGAGAAGTTCGGAACCGAGTTCGCCCCTGTCGAGGGCTAGGAGGATGCCATGAGCCATTACGAAGTATGCCACTATTCCGGTCCATACCCTGAGACAGTATCGGAGCACAGAACGCTGGCGGGGGCTCAGAAGGCTTTCCGCGCTCGCAACCGCCACCTCTTCGACCGCGACTACGCCCAGCGCATGGGCATGACGAATGCCGGAACCTTCGACCGCATCTACCATGTGGACGAAGACGGCGAACGCGAGGAGGTGTTCTGCGATGACGAAGACTAGCCAAAAGGAGACTGTCGCCGAAGGACACTTCTACGGGCTCTATGCTGGCAGTCCAAAGGAGCTTGTCAGCGTCCACAAGACGCTGGAAGACGCGGTGCAGGCCCGAACAGAGCAATTTCTTCGTATGCGCGAAGGAGACCCGGATATGAGGTACGACCCCTTCTTCGGAGATGAACAAGCACGGAGAGAGACGTGTGGTCTCGGCTTCGGGGAGGAGCTACTGCATGGAAAGGACTAAGAAGCCCCGCCGTCACGCCGGAGGCCGTCCCGCCACGGGCCAGATGGCCCAGTTCCAGGTCAGGCTCCCCGCCGAATGGATGGCCGCGCTCGACATGTCGGCGAGGGCGCAGGGCATGACCCGCTCCGGCCTCGTCAGGTGGCTCGTGGGCAGGCACCTCAAAGGGCCGGACAGCGCCCCGCAGGCATAAGCAACGAAGAAGCCCCCAACCGCGAGGAAGGGGGCTTTTCTGCGTCTATAGGGTCAGACTACGGCTTCACGGGCCAGTCTATCTGGCGCGGGAATCCGGCCTGCTCCGGCACGTCCCTGAGAGCTTGGCGGTAGGCGAAAACGGCGCCCTTCTTCTCGTCATCGAGCGGGTAGTCCGGCATCGCCATGTAGTCGGTCTCCGCGATCAAGGCATTGCGCTTCTCGCGGGCTTCGGCGGCAAACTCCTCATCCGTCTTGAGTTCGCCCAGCTCGTAGCCGTAGAAATGCAGGCAGCCGATGAGGCCTTCAAGGCTGGACTCGCCCTGCTCGTCTGGGCATGGGCCAAGCACGGCATCCTCGGGCGCGGAGGAGACGAAGCGGGCGTCCGCGATGGACCAGATACGGGAGTCGGAAAGCTGGTAGTGGGTAATCATGCAGTTTGCCATATGGAAAATTCCCCTAGTGATAGTAGCCGTAGGTTGCAGAAGAAATACTTCCGGCAGCAGATCCGGGAATGCGACTGTCGCCAGCGCCGTTGACATTTATTTGACCACCATAGTCAACGGCAAAACGCTTTCCAGTAATAGTTCCAGAAAGAGTTGTCGATGCGGATATTGCAAGAACTGAGTTATATGTGCAATCTACAGTTCCACCAACCACTGAACCAGTTCCAAAGTTTATTGTGGCATAACTGCCCACAGATACAGTAGAGTTCTCCCATACGTCTATAAGGTATCTTGCAGTTGCGCCAGCCTCAAACACATAAACAATGCTAGAAGAGCCTGCAACATCCATGCAAGAATTGTTGTAAAGATAAATTATTCTACCGGAAGTATTATGGATGTGTATCTCCAGCTTAGCTCCAGAAGACAAGCTAAGATAAGATCTTCCAGTCACATATACAATAGAAGTGTTTGATGTAGTGGAACCGTGAATTTCACTTGTTTGACTGTAAAAAGTAGCCACTGCCCCGTCCAAAGAAATAGCATAACTCGTAACGCAGTCGCTATTGACGATGACAGAGCCAGTAGAAGAGAGAATGCATTGGTCTGAAACAGATATGGCATTACCGTTCCCCGACCCGCCTATCGTAACGCTTGACAAAAACCTTATTAACGCCCCGCGTGCTCCCCTAATGACAGCACTGGTGTTGGTAGCACTTATTGCGACAGTATCGTAACTTATAAAAAAAGAATTATTGGAGATATATATAGCATTAGAAACATCACTTGCAGTTACAGAACAAGATTCTCTTATGTCAAAGCATGACGAATCTTCTATCTCGATTGCTGCACGAGAAGAACTGCTGATAGACAGCTGGCACTCTGACAAGAAAAACGCCTGCGAGTATATGTAAACATATCCCGTTATGGACAGAGTTCCGCTTCCAGAAACGATGCAGGCAGCCTTGTCTTTTATCTCGACATGGCCCGATATGGAAACAGCGCCCTGAGTTTCCAGAACAAGGTTGTTGTTGGACAGTTCCAGATTGCCAACATAGGTTCCAGCGGCAACAATGAAGCGCATTCCCTGCTGAGACATCGCCGAGGCAATCTGTATCGCCCTGGCGAACGTCTGCACCGGAGCCGCCGCGCTCATGCCGTCATTGGAGTCTGACCCCGCAGGGTCCATATAGACGGGCGCGGCCGCAATGCTTTTCACCCATGCGGCAGTCACCGCCTCGTTCGCGCTAGCCGAAACTGCCGGAGTTGCCACGGGGACAGGTCCCCAGTAGGTGCCGTCGTCTGCTGTCGGGTCCTGCGCTCCAGCCACGAGACCGGGGCCGGACTGCGCCGCGCTGCAGTAGAGCACGCCATCCGAACCGCGCACGATGCGCTGCAGGTCGTAGTCGGCCAGCGCCGACCACTCCCACACGCCGCCGTCCTGCCGGAAGGAATAATCCTGCGAAATCTGATTCAGGACGCCGTTCATGTCGTTTCTGGGGACAGGGCAGCCGCCAGCGGAAATCGGCTGGGAGCACTCCGGCGGGAAGCCCGCAGCCCACGATGCGGCCTGCGAGGCCGAAGGCGTGGAATTGGTCGCGGGTATGGTGTTTTTTGTGCCTGATCCCGCAAAAGGCTCGGAGATGCGGGAAGGCTGGGACTGAATTGCCATGTTGTATCCTCCTTATGCGGGAGATGTCTGGTACTCAAACGGCGAGAAAATGCCGTTGTCGAAGTTCTGGAGCTCCTGTCCGGCAAAGCCGAACATTTCCTGCGGGTCGTGCTGGTACCACGAGAAGCCCACGCCTGCAGGGCGGTCGAGCAGGCCGTACTGCTGGAGCAGCGCCTGTTCGTAGCCTGTCAGATAGAAGTTGAAGACGGCGCGGATCTCCATGGGGGCGACTTCCAGAACGCAGCTGTTGGCAGGGCCGTGCTCAGCTTCAAAGAGCGAGTTGAGCAGGGCGTTGATGCTTGCCATGTCCCCGCGCCCGATGTTCGCGGCCGCCTTGTAGAAGATGAGGAATCGGAAGGCTTCGTCGGTCAGATCTACCTGCCCAGAGGCGAGGGACTGAATCCAGAACGGTGCCTGGTCGAAACCTCGGAGGTTCTGGCCGTGGAAGCCGAAGAATTCCGTGTTTTCCACCCATAGCTTGCGCCCTATGCCGACTATCCTGCCCCAGATGTCGAGCCCCACGCCCTGCGCCGTCTTCGGATTGAAGATGCCATCGTACCAGTACATGAGGTCGCGCCCCGGATCGAGCAGGGCGGCCTTTTTCACCAGCAGGGCGAGGATGCGCGGGGATGCCGCATACTGGCTCTGAATCGGTTCCAGCGCGTCTATGTCGCTGACGATGTCGGGGCAGTTGACGCGAAGCTGGGTGCGGGGGTTGCGGAAGTTTGCCATGCGGACCTCCAGCTAGAGCAGGAAAAGTGCGGCTGTTGCGAGGATGGAGACGGCGAGGGGCAACAGGAAGTCGAGCAGGCCCTTGAGCGTCCACGACTGCGGAAGAAGCCCGCAGTACCAAGGACACTTGTCTCGGTGGCCTCCGTGCGTGTCGATGTAGCGCTGCTCGGCCTGCGCTTCCTCCCTTCCGACATAGAAGGCCGGAGGCCAAAAGAGCATAGGCCACGGGAGGCCCAGCGCGATGCAGGCGATGCACCAGAGGGCGGTGATGACGGCATGGATCATGGCTGGGCCTCCTTCGGGCTAGGCTTCAGCGGGTTCGGGTTCAGGCTCCGGCTCGGGCTCGGGAGCGTTCTTTTCATCAATAAGCGCCTGCAGCTCGGCAAGGTCGGCTTCGGTCAGGACGCCTTTTTCAAGCCAGCCGACTGCGTTCAAAATCACGGCATAGTCCGGGAGTTTGCCAACTGCATCGCGGAGCCCCTTCATCACGAAGTCATGAAGTGAAAATGCCATTACACATTACCTCCTAGAGATATGATTGCGTTGGTGAGTTCAGTCGAAGTTGCCAGCGGAGACTTGGGGTACCCCACCTGCACGCTTTGCTGGTCGGAGTACACGGTGTTTATGCGCGGAGTGTATTCATCTACCTGAGACAGAGAATAGATCTGCGTTGGCGTAAGATTGACAGTCTCCGGCGTGGCGAGATTGTAGACAATCTGGCCCCCAGCTTCGCCTGTGATAGTCAGCGTGTTGCCGTCCGTGGTGACGGTGCGCCCGAAGGTGTCTGCATACTGGAAGCTGACTGCATTGGCAGGGTGGGCGCTGATGTCGTAGGACAGCGAGTCCGGCTCCACCATGACATGCGTGAGGGTTAGCGTTCCAAAGGCCAGATCGAGGCTTCCACCGTAGTAGGTACCGCCAAGACTCACGGTGAAGTCGGTGCTGTCCACGCCCACAGTCTCGCATTTCGTCACGGTGATGGAGGCCACCCCCGTGATGGTGCTCGGATTCGTGGGGCTCTTCTCGCCAACGGGGGGGGTCTCCGTGAAAACGAAGTTCACCACAGGTTCCAGCGGTGCCGCAGGCAGAGGGTAGCAGGTCACGCTAGCGGCCGTTGCCGTCTTCTGCCAGTTCAGCAAAGGGTCGATGCCGTCCACAGTTCCGCTCTTGAACGTGACCCAGTTTTTGATGAGGCCGTCGTACCGAGCGAGGCCAGATTCATCTAAATATCCCATTATATGTTGCCTCCTTGGCTAACGATAGCCTGCTGCAGTTCAAATTCTTCGCGGATAAGGCTTTTGACGTAGCCCACCTGCACGGAAGATGCGTCGGTGTAGATCGTGTTGAGCCTCGGCGTGTACTTGTCGGCTTGGGTCAGGGAGAGGATTTCGGTGGGGGTGAGCTGGACGATGAAGGGGGCGGCGAGAGGATATACGACAGAAAGCGGATGCCCCGCCGTCTTCTGATCGGCAACCCACTGCTTGAAGCTGGCAAGCGTGTTTTGCGTGGTAAAGACCGCAAAACTATTGCCATATACAATCGCATGTTGAGAGGAAAGAGATACGCTGTTTTGTATGTCAAAATGCGTACAGCGTTCCGTATTGTATACAGGCGCTAAAGCACTTCCTGATGGAGCTAGCTGAGGAACAATAATTTTATATCCATAGTAAGTTCCGCTACCTATGGAAATCCAATCCTCTGTTCCATCTAAAACCAACCCCCACCACGTCACCGTCATCACGCCCGAGGCAACGTCCAGAGTGCCGCCGTAGTATATCGAGCCGATAGGGATGTCGTGGTTCGCATCGGCTGAGAGCATTGGCGCTTCAAAGTCGGTAGCCGTATCGCCTTCCTCAAGTTGCACCTGTAGAATGACGTTGGTAAACGCTGCGCCGCTCGCGATATTGAGCCTGCAAACAAACTCACCAGTGACAAGACTAGCTGCACTTCGTGTCGCAGTTTTAGTGACCCCGCTTTCCAACTGCATATCTGCACCAGGAATCCAACTTGGACTCGCTGTTGAAAGCGCAGACACACTCGCTCCGCCAGCTATTGTTCCGCTCACAACTTTGGCAGACAAGGTATATGTTTTTGCCACGTCTAGTTTCAGAGAGGAATACGGCCCGCCAGAAAGCTGTCCGCAATCTGTGATAGGGAAATACCGCTGTTGACTAGATGTTGATGTGCCGTTCAGCAAATAAGAACCATCAGCTTGGCGAGTGATGGATATTCCATACCAGTTTGTGTTGTCTGGCACAGCTAGCAGCAGATTCTTGCCAACTCTCCCCACCTTCAATTCGCTCACGCCGCTTATGGTCGAAGGATTCTCCGGCCCCTTGTCCCCGCTTGCGGGAGGAACCTCGGTGAACATGAAGTCCACGGTGGGCAGAAGCTGCGTCCCGCCCACGGGCCAGCACGTCACCGCGCCTGCCTTATCGGTAAGAGTCCAGGGGTAGAGAGTGGAAGGGATGGTTTTGACGGGCTGGGATGCTATCCATGGCTGGAGCTTGCCGTTGTAGTAGGCGAGGGCGCTTTCATTCATGTACGGCATGGCAAACTCCTACGCGAACAACCCGTCAATGTAGGCATCCGTGATGGCCGCCGATTCAGGATCGGCATCGTAATACACTGCGCCCGACACGATGGGGCAGGGCGTCAGCCTGCTGGTGTCCGTGACCGTGGAGGTGGTCAGCACCCCGCCGAGGGAGCCGTAGGCCGCCTGCGGAAGCGAGTAGGCGTTGGCGTAGGGTGCGATGCCGTCCAGCTTCTCCTTGTCGGCGGCGCTCATGAGGCCGGAGACGGAATCCGTTGCCGTGCCCTTCGTGGCGTAGGTGTCCGTGATGACGTTGCCGGAGGCGTCTGCCGTTGCCATGGAGGCCGTACCCGTCAGGTCGCCCACGATGCCGTCCGAAAACGTCTTCACGCCTGCGACCGTCTCCGCGGCCGTGTTGTGAACCACGTCCGCATCGAGGGCGTACTGCGAGGTGTCCATGACGGAGGCCAGCTGCACCCACTGCGTCCCGTCCCAGGCATAGTTGCCCCCGTCAGGCGCGGAGGCCGTCACGCTGTACATGTCGCCAGTTTCGTTGCCGGAATCCGGCAGATCAGCAACGTCCGCGACCGAGCCCTTGAACGTGAAGCCGGAGCCCGCCGTCTGGGCCAGCTCGTCAAGGTCGGCTTTGGTGGCGTACTCGTCTGCGATGTAGGGGCTGATCTTGCTCCAGAGATACCTGATGCCCGTGAAGTCGAGCAATGTTCCGATGTCCATTTCTGGCCTCCTAGACGAACAGGCTGTCGATGAATGAATTAACGATGGGGATGAGGTTGTCGAGCTTCTGCTTGTCCTGCGCGGTCATCTGACCCGCGGAAGTCTGCGTTGCAGGCTGGGTGCAGAGCTGCAGAACCTCGTCGCAGCGCCCCCAGACGCCGTTGATGGCGTCCTCGGTCTGCCGTTCAAAGGAGCGCCCCGGAAGTGGCCCCTGCCACTGAGGGCTGTACTGAAAATAGGCCATGCGGTGCCTCCTTGCTAAATTTCGTTGACGGTGATGGTGATGTCGGCGCTGGAGATGGTCGGCTCCACGTCGCCGGGGATTTCGATGCTTGCGCCCATAGGGCCGGAGCCTAGGCCGATGGTGATGCCCACCAGGTCCTGCACCCCCGCAGTCTTGATGACGGCCACGGAGAACCGCGAGGCGTAGACGGTCTGGGCGAGGCCCACGCGGACGTTGCCGGAGTTGGCGTCCTGCCCGTTGAAGTCGGCGATAATGGCGTCCTTGATGTCCTGCTCCACGGTGGCGCTAGTGCTGTCCGTGCGGTTGATCTCGACCGCGATGTGGACATCCGTAGGCGTAGGCCGAACGATCTCGTAGTTGTAGGTCGCGTTACCGTAGTCCGTGGCAACGTAGGTCACGGTGGTGCCACCCGTAGTCCCGCAGCCAGCGTCCTTCTTGTTGTAGATGACCTCGGCGATGTCGGCATCCGCGCCCCCGTAGATGCAGATAGCAACACTGTGCGAGGGGATGCTGACGCCGTGCTTCGTGACGGTCGAGCTGGTCGGATTCTCCAGCACTTGGCAGTCCACCACGCCGTCCAAGTCGGCAAGCGCTCCCTGCAGCGAGAAGACGCTCCCGTGGCTGTTCTTGGCGACCGAGGCAAACCTGCGGTTCTCGAAGTCGGCCTGCGACTCGCGGTTGCGCCCTATCACGCCTGCGGCCGCGTTGGTGCCGGAATCCCAGCCAGGGATCACGGTGACGATGGTCGTGAGCGTTCCGGCAGGGCATTCAATAGGGCCAGCCTCCAGAGCCTGAAACACCCCGTCCACGCTCCCGCCAGCGGGAATGGTGATTGTGGACGTGAGTTCGTAGCGCCCCCCCTCGTCATCGCGCATCTGCGATCCGGCGGGGATTTCCGTCCCCTGCAGGCCGGAGCACGTCACGGTCACGAGGGTGGGCTGGGCGATCTTGCGGGACAGGAAATAAATGTAGCCCAGCGCGTCCTGCCAGACGCCCTCAGACGTGCGGGGGTTCAACATGCTGGCGATGTACAGGAACTCCGCATTGGTCTGCGCGAGGTATGCGGCCTCGGCGTCCACGAGCTGGCCTGCAGGGGTCGTGGCTTCGGTGTCCAAGACGGGGGAGCCGTCCCCAGTATTGAACGCCTGCTCCCAGTTGGCCGCTACGGCATCGCGGAGAACGGCAGTATCGGGGGCAACCATGCCCACCTGCGGATCAAAGTTCAACAGCGGCATTCTCGCCCTCCTTTGAGGTGAATTGGATTTCTCCCGTGACCTTGCGGGTCTCCGTGTCGAGGCTCTCCAGCACTACGTCCGTCACATCCTCCACGTCATCCACGAGGAAGGCCGCATCCCTGAGACGGGCCCGCAGGACGCTGGGCGAGAGTTTCCTGCCAAGGGCGATGAGGTAGTACGGGATGCCCCTGCCCGGCTCGAAGTAGGCGTCATCGGTAAACAATCTGCACTCGTTGGCCACGTTCTGGGCCGTGGCGTAGGGGCCGTCCGCAACGGCGATGCGCCCAGACTTGTCGAGCGTGAGATCCCAGTTGCCGTTGAGCAGAAGCGTCTTGCGTGTGTGCGCCATGGAGCCTCCTAGTTGACGGGGCCGTAGAAGTGGCCCGCCGAGACGTTGCCAGTGGTCGAGATGTTGCCGTTGGTCACGATGGAGCCGTCCAGCGTGATGGTGTCGCTGGAGCCAGCCCCGCCCATGGTGACCGCGCCCTTCAGTTCGATCTGCGGAGCGTCAATGGTGATCTTCGTGGGGGCCTTGACGGTGACCTCGCCCTTCTCGGGGTCGAGGTGGACGTAGGTTTCGGGAGCGCCTGCGCCCAGGATGCCACCGAGGTATACGCCGTCGCTCTGATCAAAACAGCGGAAAGAACCCGCCTGCACAGGTTCGCTGGTGCCTTCCTTGATGTTGGAAATGTCCTGCTGGGCGAAGACAGCGAAGCCTACGTCCCCTGGCTGGGGATCGAGCACTACAGCGGCGTTTCCGCACTGGAGCCGGAAGTAGGGAAGCTGGGGAAGGCTTACGGGCTGGAGGCTCTTGCCGTCCGCGCCCCTTTGCTGGACGAGCGGGGTTGCAGAGACGTACCCTGCCGCCCCGCCGACACCTGGCTTGGTGCAGGAGTCGACCCTCACGGGAATGGCCGTGTTGACCATGCCCTTGATGGCCTGCTCCACGAGGAAGCTGATGGCGTTGAACTCGGAAGCCCCAGAATTAAGCTTGCGGTTCGATGTTCTGGTGGTGTCTTCTGCCATGGCTATTTCTTCCCCTTCTTGTCCTTCTCTTCCTTCGGCGGGGCATCAAGCGGGCTGGCCTCGACCTCGGAAAACCAGTCGCCTGCAGAAACGGCGTTGGCGACAAGGCTGTGGCTCAGCTTGGTGATTTTCCAAGTCCCCTTGGCTCCAGGCACTACGGTGTCCACCTCGACCATCCCCCCAAGCTGCAAGTCGGGGTTATAGAGGGCGCGAAGCTTGATGCCTTCACTGGTGAACGTGGGGTAGCCAAGCATCCCCGAATCCTTGCTCATGAGCACGGCGTTGCCCTGGTCGAGCCCCTTATCGTAGGGCTGAATCTTGACCACGTTGTCGTCAATTATGAGCTCGCAGCCGACCATGCCTGCCACGGCCCGCATCTTCTGGACGGGGCTTCCGTTCAGAACGGCGTTCTTCACGCTGGCAGAGACGCCGTTGTTCTGGAACGTGTAGCCCGATTCCTTGGCGAACTGCTCAATCAAAGACGCGGCGCTCTGGCTTCCCTTCACAGCGATAGGCGGGGACGCCTTGAGAGAGGGGTAGGAGCCAGCGGCCGCCTCGATGTGCATCTTGATGGTGGGAGCGCCGGAGAAGTCGGCGTAGGCCGTGTCGATCTCGCCCGCAAAGCATAAGGACATACCTTCCGTCTCGTCCCCCGCGTAGATGACGATGAGGTTTTTCTTCGTCTGCAGGGGCTTGAAGCTCAGCGTGGTCATGTCCCGCATGGCGTCCATGGTCAAGTTGTACATCTCAACGGTCGCTTTGTTCTGGTCGGGCTCGCCCGGCTTCTCAATCGAAACATGAGTCTCGATGCCTTCGTAGACGAGCGTCCTTTTCTGCTCGTCCTTGTACAGAGCGAGGCCTATGCGGATCTGCTTCTTCGTGAAGGACTTCGCCACGGCTAGACCTCCTCCATCATGGCCTGCACGGCGGCCTGCGGATCGGCAACCTCTTCGGCGTCAAGGTAGAGCAAGGCCCAACGGGTGCCGAGACCATCCCAGCGCGGAGACTCTTCCCCGAGGCCGTCCACGAAGATGAGACCGCCGGAAAAGTCGGGGCTGGGGCTTTGGTTCACCCACTGGAGGTTCTGGCAGATGCTCCCTTGGAAGACGGGTTCGCTGTTCACGAGCAGGTCGGCGTAAAGCTTCCCGAACCGCCAGTAGACGCTCAACGTACAGTTCTGGCTGCCCAGGATGCACTGGACTTCCTGCGAGGGAATGGGCTGGAGGGGTATCTCGACCATGATGTGCTTCCTATAGCTTGCCAAACGTGTCGTACAAGGCAGACGTGCTTTGAGATGCGGGCTTCTTCGTCTGCGTCCTTCCCGTCTTTGCCTTGGAGTCGTGGGACGGATTTTTGGCCTTCTCGATGGGCTTGCTGTTCTGGCTCTTGGGCGACTCGCTGGCAGTTGTCTTCTTTTTTGTCTCGACTTCGCGGATTTCTATCAGCTTGAGCTCCACGACAAGCATCCCCGCGCCTGCATCGTCCTGCCTTGTGTAGCTGTACGATTCCAGATTGAGATTCTTGTACTCGGAGCTGGGCGTAACCAGCGAAAGCTTCTGCGTTCCTGCAGCCAGCTTGTCGATGTTTTCCAGCACGGGCTGCTGGTTGAAGTACATCTTGGTGCAGGCCAGTTCAACCGTGATTTCCTTCGGCGTGTCCTGTTTGTTGTACGAAGCAAAACCGCCCTGTTCGATAGGTTCATGGGCCACCGCATTCGCGCCGCTGAAGTCCATCCCAAGGAACACGTCAAAGTCAACGGCAGTGCCGCCGCCTTCGTTCTGGAGCGTCCAGACAGGAGCCAAGCCTAACAGTTCTAGCAGCATCGCTTTACCCCTTGGGAACCGTTCCCGACTGTGACGCCCTTGTCACGCGGCCTGGGTCAATCCCGCGCTCGACTCCGCGCTGGACCTTGGCGGGGTCGCCTCCGCGGGCGTCCACGTTGATGCGGTTTTGCTGGTTGACCGTTACGTTTCCGCGACCTCCGCCCTGCTGGGCGCGGACGCCTGCGAAGGCAGGCACCATTCCGCCCTGCGCCCCCATGGCCTGCACTCCGGCAACGAGATTGCCGACCTGCGTTTCGATGCCGGAGACGATGCCCGCAAAAATCTGCTGAATGGTGACGGCCGCGCTTTGGAATGCCTGGACGCCGTAGCCTGCGGTGGCCTGCCATGCGGCGTTGAAGGCATCCCTGACAGCTCCGGCAGTCTTGCCCATGCCGTCCTGTATCTTACCCCCCGCTTCGTCCGTGGCAGGCTGGGCATCGCCGAAGATGCCGCCGAAGAAGTTGCCCACGGCAGAAAGCCCCTTCTGGGCTATGTCGAGGCCACCCTGAAGCGCAGGTCCAAGAACTTCGCCGACCTTGGATGCGCCGTCCTTGGCATCTCCAAGCAGCCCCTTGAAGAAGTTGAAGCCCTTGCCGACAGCGTCAGCTGCAAGGCCCATGCCTTCCTTGAGCATGGGGCCAAGCTTCTCGCCGACCTTGGAGGCTCCTTTGGCCCCTGCGCCAAGCAGGCCACCAAGCAGGTCAAGACCTTTTCCGGCCACGCCTTTGGCAAGGTCAAGCCCCTTGCCCAGCATGTCTCCGGCCTTGCCTGCCGCATTGCCTGCCCCCTTGAACAGGTCGCTGATGGACGGGAGCTTGAAGTCCTTGAACAGGTTCTTGAAAAAGCCCGTGACCTTCTTCGTAAGGTTATCAAAGATCTTGGTAATAGTGTTCCAGATCTTCGTTCCGAGCTCGTCAAGGCTGGGGAGTTCGATGTCGAAGACGCCTTCCCAGAAGGATGCAATGAACTTGCCGATGTTCGTGAAAACCGTGGTGATGGCCTTCCAGATGGCGCTCACCACGCTTGTGAACGAAATTTCCCCGCCCTCGAACTTGAAGAGGTTCTTGAACAGGTCTTTTACGATGGTGCCAAGGCTCCTGAGAGACCCAAGGACCATCTGCCCCAGCCCGCGGAACAGCGTGCCGAGGCCTTTGCCGATGTCGGCTGGGCTAAGCGTGAAGATGCCTTTCAGAAGCTGGGCAACGCCCTTGAAAGAGGTCTTGAGGCCGTCAAGCCAGCCGGATGCATTGGCTAGTCCGCCCAGATACGAGGCAAACTGCTTGATGCCCTCCCAGACTGTCTTGATGACGCCCTTGAGGCCTTCCCATGCAGCCTTGAGCTTGGCAAGGAGCTCCGGTCCCGTTCCGAAGACCTTCCAGACGTCCTCCAAAGCAGACTTGCCGCCGTGGAGGTAAACCCAGAAGTCCTCGATGACGAGCGCGAGGGCCATGATGACAGCCACGAAGGGGAACCATCGCATGAATGCCTTGGAGACGTTGGCGATGATGGCTGGCAGCGCCTTGAGCGGGGGCAGGAGCTTTGCAGTCAGCGCCCCGCCGACCATGGCAATCGCGGCGGCCACAAGCGCGGGATGCTTGCGGAGATAGGCCACGAGCTCCGTGAAGATCTTGGCGACCTCTTCCATGACGGGCAGGGCAAAGCGCCCAATGAAGGCCGTCAGGCTGTCCCATGCCTTCAGCAGGTCGGCTAGGGCCTGCTTGAACTTCTTGCTCTGCTCGGCGTCCTCCTTGGTGTAGACGCCAAGCTCCTCCTGCTTCTTGAGGTGTTCTTCCAGCGCCTTCTTGCCCTGCTGGAGCACCTCGATGGTCTTTTCGTCAATCTCCAGCTTCTTGGCGTACTCTGTGAAGGCCTCCTTCGTCATGGTCTCGGCTTTTTCAGCCAGACCAAGAAGGGTGCCGAAGACATCCCCGTTCGCCTTGCCGGAAGCGTTCAGCTTCTCGACAGTGCTCTGGAGGCCAGAGGCAGATCCGCCAGCCCGCTCCATCGCGCCGGACCAGATCTGGATCTCCTCCACGTCCACCTTCAGCTTGTCGGCAAGCTCTCCTGCGCTCATGGAGTTGGAGATGTAGTTGCTGACAGCGCTGCCGACGGTGAAAGCTCCAGCAAGGGGGCCAAGTATCTGGCCCCATATGCTGCTAAAAATGCCTTTGGCCTTGCTGGCGGCCGTCTCCAGTGCAGGCGTTATCTGGTCAGGAATCTTGGCTACGGAATCCTTGACGCCATCCGCAATCTGCTTCCCGACGTCCTTTGCGCCCTCGGCCACCTTGCTGGTGTCGAGCCCGATGCCGATAAGCAACGTGTCAACGAAGTTTCCGGCCATGCTAACGGCGCTCCTCTGCAGACTTGTAGCTGCACCATTCGTTGTAGGCGTTGGTCATGGCCACCTCGCTCATGAGCATCAGGTCTCCGTAGCTGTAGACGGTCTGGAGTTCCCGCAGGCTGGCGAGGCCTTCCGACATCACCAGAGCCATGCGGGCGTTGACGTTGGCAGGGCTAGCCGTTCCCCTTACCTTGCGCTGACTCGCACGGTACTCGCTTTCTCGGGGGAAGCGCTGGGGCTTCCATTCCCGAAAAAAGAGAAGTTCACCTTGAAGGCTTCGAGCCTCAGCTTGAACAGCGTAGACATGTCGGAGATGTAGGCATCCGCCGTCTCAGGCGTCACCTTCTCCTCCATGCGGTCCACCACTCTGGAGCAGCACCCCAGCATCTCGTCCAAGAGGGGCTTGGCCTTGGCGTAGTCCACGTTCCCAATGGCGGCGAGGCCATGCTCGGCAAGGTATTTGCCTATGCCTTCGACCCCGCCGCCTGCGGGGATGTCGGAACCTGCGCCAGCCAGCACGAGGACGGCCCGCATAGTCCAGTCCTCAAGCTGGGTGGCGCTCATCTCGCGGATCTTGAACGTGAGCTTGTTTCCGCGGTCTTCCAGTTCAATTATCTTCTCGTTTCGCATTAGATACCTCCGGAGTCTCTATTGCGTACTAGTAGGGCAGAATGGTGAGCGTGGCGAAGTCAAACGTCCACTGGGTGGGGTCAAGCACCTTTTTGGCGTTGTTCACCACGGTACCAGATTTGAGCACGCCCTTCGTCCATGTATAGATCTTGCGGATGCTGGGAATGGTGGCGATGAGGGTGCATTCGTATATGGTGCGGTTGTTTTCCATCGCCCTCTGGAGCATGTCCATGTACCACATGGAGGGGGAGCCAGCTTCAAGGGACACCTGCACCGTCTTGATGGCGGGAATCCAGCCTGCGGCGAGGTTGCCGTCCACGCCCATGCGGTCCTCGGTCACGGTAACGTCCGATTGGCTAAATGACTGATCCGTGGAGAAGTGCTGCAGTTGAACGCCAGAAGGAATGATGGTATTCACAATCAGCACGAGGCTGGCGTTTGCCGATGTGATGTTCGTGAGGTCTGCCATGTTATATTTACCTCCTGCTATCTAGTAGCAGTATGTTTGCGTGGTTTTACTAGACCAAGCTTGGTCTTTAGACGGTGGACTGTTGCTCTCGAAACACCTATCTCCCGACAGATGCTGGCACCTGAGATACCCTGACGGAGCTTCTGGACAATGCTGTCTTCGACATCCTGCGGGGTGTGTCGATGAGCTCTGGAGATGTTTTCGGCGAGCGTAATCCACTGGCAGTTGTCAGGCTCGTAGTCGCCGTTGGAGTCAATGCGGTCGATGGTTAGGCTGTCGGTGTAGCCATTGGCAAGCGCCCACGTCTTGAAGCCTTGGTACTCCAGCCATTCATCGCAAATTTTTACGCCCTTGCCTCCGTAGTATTTATACGGGGAACAGTTGGGGTTGTAGCATCTGCGCTTCATGGCGTTCCAGATTTCATAGAGCCTGACAGTCTTCGATGCGAGTGCATCTCCATGACGTAGCTTCGCTTCCGTTGCGTGGCGAAGCCCCATGCAGCCGCATGAGATGGTGCGCCCGTTGCGCAGCTTGGAGGCAACCACAAGGGTTTCGCGCCCGCACACGCAACGGCAACGCCATCTCGCCTGCCCGTGCGGATTATTTTCGCCACGTTCAAGCACAGTCAGGTAGCCAAAGGTCTGCCCAGTAAGGTCGATGAACCTAGAAGAAGGATGCCCCTTCTTTCCTGCGGCAACATGGGCTTCATGAGCAAGGCACCCGCAGGAGCGAGTCTGGCCATAGCGGAGCGCATCGCCCCTTATGACTTTCTCTTTCCCGCATTCGCAACGGCAGAGCCACATGGGGATGCCTTTGTCGTTGGTGCCTTGATACTCTTTCACTGTAAGCCTTCCGAAAGTCTGTCCAGTTATGTCTATAAGACTGCTCATTGTGAGGCCTC